TTATTATACATGAATTCCTTGAGAATAAGGTGTCAACTTTATTTATACAACATCATTGCGTTATCTGGAAGAATTCAGACGGGAAGTTACACGAATAGGGACAATGTAAAAGTATACACGACAGACGTTGTTGTGGAAGAATGGGAGTTTGCAGAGAGCAAGGCGGCAGCAGGGCAGCAGGCGACACCAGACGACGGGTTCATGCATATTGACGACGACATGGACGAACAGCTTCCGTTCACATAAGAGACACAACAGACACGTCACAGAACACGCAGAGAGGGCGAGAACGGCAAGCTAATAAAAGATTGATAAATATATAGGCTTGTAGTATAATAATGGCGTGAACGAACGACACACACAGCAGACGACGAAAGGTTTGTTGTGTGTGTCTTTTTGTTTACATACTTTCCTTCGTGCTGGTGTTGCTACACGGTAGCACCAGCAATTTGAAAGCGTGTGATTGTATGACGATAACCGAAGACCAACTTGAAGCATGGATCCGACAACTAATCAAAGAAAATAAACTTGAAAAGTTTTATAAATGGCGCGAGTGGCGAGAACTGTCGGAACAGATCAAGAAAGAAAATAATTATGAATGTCAGCTGTGCAAAAAGCGTGGCATTCATACACCAGCAAGAAGTGTTCATCATGTGCAGTGGGTACGGAAGCACCCGCGGCTTGCTATGTCAAGGACGTACACATACAACGGGAAAGAGTACGTCAATCTTATTCCATTATGTGAAGCGTGCCACAATGAGCAACACCCAGACAAAAGGGTGAAGACAGAGTTCAAGAAGGAACATTTCGTGAATGAAGAACGCTGGTGACAGTCCCCCCGCCTAAAAAGAATCAGATTTTCGAATATGGACGGGAATCGGGGATGGGGGTAGACAAAACGGATAATCGCGCGCACGTAAGGGGGTGGTATATATGGCAAAAAAACCAGATACAAGAAGTGAAGACGTAAAGAGGATCACAAGGTCAAAACTGTATAAAGAAATTGAAAAAGATCTTCGGGATCAGCTGGAAGCAAACGGAACATTCGGCAAATTTTTCGACGATATGATCAGCGACTACATGGCAATGTATGTCACAAAAACTTTACTTGTCGAAGATATACAAAAGCGTGGAACTATCGTGCCTTACAACAACGGCGGCGGTCAATCTGGATATAAGAAAAACGAAGCCGTGGACATGTTCAACAAGACGAATGCACAAATGTTGAAACTTCTTTCGGAACTGGGATTGAAAGCCAATGCCGCGATAGGTGGTGGCGACTATGGCGACGAATTATAGAGATATACCAGAAATTGCCGACTATATAAAAATGGTCGAAAACGAAGGCAAAAAAGGGTACAAAAAAGTATCAAAATGGCAAAAAAAACTCATTAAATTTATCAAAAAAGTCTTCGAAGGCGAAGATTTAATCATAAAAACAGAACAACTTGAAAAATACATGTCGCTACAGAAATATTTTGATTTTGGGTTGTTCGAATGGGAAAAATTCGTCTTCGCTTTGCATTGCTGCACGTTCCGTCAAGACGGACTTCCGCGTTTTCCAGATCTCATGGTTTTGGTAGCGCGAGGAGCGGGAAAAAACGGCTATCTTGCTTTTGAAGACTTCTGTCTGATCAGTCCATATTGTGAAATCAAGCAATATGATATTGATATATGCGCCACAGCCGAAGAGCAGGCGCGCACTTCTTTCGACGACATTTACAACATTCTTGAAAACCCAGCACAAACGAAGAAATTGAAAAGATTTTTCTACTGGAACAAAGAAGTGATCACTGGTAGAAAAAACAAATCAAAAATCAAATATAGGACAAACAATGCAAAATCAAAAGACGGACTGCGATCTGGAAAAGTTGATTTTGACGAAGTTCACGCATACGAAAACTACGATAATATCAAAGTTTTTACCACGGCACTTGGAAAAAAACCACACCCGCGGCGGACATACATCACAACAAATGGTGACGTATGTGACGGCGTTCTGGACGATTTAATTGAAAAAGCGAAGCGTATTCTTGACGGAGAAACAAAGGACAACGGATTTTTGCCGTTTATCTGTATGATTGACGACGAAAAAGAAGTTCACGACGAAGAATGCTGGTACAAGGCGAATCCGTCATTGCAATATTTGCCGAATTTACTTGAAGAAACGCGCAAAGAATATGTTGAGTGGTGCGAAAACAGATCTTCTTCAAGTGATTTTATGACAAAGCGAATGAACTGGCGGCAAGGAAACAGCGAAGTTGAATTGACAAGCTGGGAAAACATACTTGCGACAAAGCAGGAAGTGTCAGAACCGATTCAAGGAGAAATGGCAGTCGTGGGAATTGATTATACAAAAATCAACGACTTTGCTTCCGCAGGAATATTGACAAAGCGCGGTGCAAAATACGTCTGGAAGCAGAAAACGTGGGTGTGCAAGAACAGTGCAGATCTTTCAAGAATAAAATACCCGCTGGAAGAGCCAGAAGAAACGGGAGAACTTGAAATGGTGGACGCGCCAGAAATAGATCCGAATTTGATTGTTGACTGGATAGAAGAGCAAATGGGAACATATTCGATACAAATGACAGCACTTGACGATTACAGATACGCACTACTTAAAAACGCATTATTGCGACTAGGAATAAGCTATGAAAATAAAAATATAAAGCTTGTTAGACCTTCCGACAAAATAAAGGTCGAACCAATAATTGACAGTGCTTTCAGAAATCACAATATAGTGTACGGAGATTCGTCGCTAATGCGTTGGTATACGAATAACACAAAAAAAGTGAAGTCAAAGAAGTACGGAAATTATGAGTATCAAAAAATAGAAGCAAAAAGCAGGAAAACAGACGGTTTTTTTGCTTTTGTGGCGGCTATGACAGAACAAGAATTGATCCCAGAAGAGCAAGCAAGCAACGACATTCTTCCAGTATTCACAATGTAAGGGGGTGAGAATTTGAACGCAGGCGATTTTTTTCAAAGAGCATTCGGGAAAAACCAAAAAATAACATTAAAAATGCAAATCGAAGAAGAAATCACAGAAGTTTTCTTCAAAGAGTTGGCGACAGCGTGCGCGGTCAATATGATCGCAAGCACAATCGCAAAGTGTGAAATCAGAACATTCATAAAAAACGAACAGCAGAAAAAGGAAGAATATTTTCTGTGGAATTATGAACCGAATCAAAATGAAAACAGCAGCGACATGATTCAGAAATTCATTACAAATCTGTGCTATGACAATGAAGCACTGATTGTTGAAGTGAATGGACGACTATATGTTGCAGATTATTTTTCACGCAGACAATATGCTTTGTATGACGACGTGTTTTCAAACATTGTGATCGGAGATATGACACTACAGAAGACATTTACTTCAAGTGAAGTGATATACATGCAACTGAATAATATTGACGTAAAGCAGCGACTTGAAGGATCATACACAAGTTACGGACAAACGATCGCAAAGTCAATCAGAAATTTAATCAGATCACATGGGCAAAAAGGGATTCTGGATATTGACGCACAAACATCAGCACAGAAAGACTTCACAGAGAAACTTCAAACCCTTATGGACGATAGATTCAAGCCGTTCTTCGAAGCTTCGCAAGCCGTTCTTCCGTTGACTTCTGGCTATAAATACACAGACGTTACAAAAGACAGCGGTTCAGCACCGACGCCAGCAGATCTGAATGAAAGAATCAACTATGAATTTGAACTTGCGGGGCGGGCGTTTAGGATCCCGAAATCTTTGATACTTGGCGACGTGTCGGACGTAGAGAAGATCACGAAAAACTTTTTGACATTCGCCATTGATCCAATATCCGAAAAGCTGGGCGAAGAGATCACGCGAAAAAGATATGGCGTGAAGCAGTTTGCAAAAGGAAACTATGTTGACGTAAATACAAACTGCATTCAGCACATTGATGTATTTGAACAATCATCAAACGCAGAAGGACTTCTTCGAAGTGGTTTATATTGCATAGACGAACTTCGAACAAAACTGGGTGACACAGCTTTGAAGACTGACTGGTCACAAAAGCACTACATAACAAAAAATTACACAGAAGCAGAACAAATGGATCATCTTGGACAAGAAAGGAGTGAATAAAGTTGAAGAAACAGCAGACACAAGCGCAAGCACATTATTGTTTCAAGCAGGAAGCGGGAAGCAATATTGTAAAATTGTACATTTATGACGACGTTTCAGAATACGGCGAATTTGACTGGTGGACTTGGGAATACAAAGAAAGCGAGACTTCCGCAAAGTATTTCAAAAAAGCACTTGAAAATGTGTCGGAATCCGACACGATCGAACTTCACATCAATTCATATGGCGGATCCGTCAAAGAAGGCGTTGCAATATACAACCTTTTGAAGCAGAAAAAATGCAAAGAGATCGTCGCATATGTTGACGGGTTCGCATATTCGATCGCTTCTGTTATTTTGCAGGCAGCAGACAGACGAATCATGGGACTGGGAACAAGCCTTTTGATTCACAACATGTGGTTGAGCATTGCGGGAAATGCAGACGATCTGCGAAAGGCGGCAGACGATCTGGACGTTCTCATGGAATCAAACAGACAGATCTATCTTGAACGCGCAAACGTGACAGAAGAAGAGTTGATCGACATGATGAACAAAGAAACGTATTTGACACCAGAAAAAGCAGTGGAAATGGGATTCGCCGACGAAGTTGATAGCAGCAAAGACGCGGATCCAGAAGATGCAATGCAGGCAATGCAGCAACAGTTGCAGCAAATGCGAAGGACTATGGCAGAACAGAAGGAATTCAGAACAGAACTTCGCGAATTATACAGAACTGCAATGAAAAAGGACGACGAGGACGACACAGACGACGAGGACGACACAGACGACGAAGACGACGAGGACAACAACAGTGACGAGGACAACAACGGCGACACAGACGACACAGACGACAACAGCGACGAAGACGACACGGACGACGACAAAAAGAAGAAGCAGAAGAAAAAAACAAATCCGAAGGAAAACGGAAGAAGCCTTGCAGCTTTGCTGGCAAAGGCAGCAGCAAAAAATCTTGAAAAGAGGTAGAAAAAATGAAGAGCAAAGACGTAAAAGCATTAACAAGAGAAGAACTTGCACAGAAGTTCAATGAAGCATTAAAGTCAGAGGATCCAGAGAAGGTAGCGCAGGCAATGGCAGACATGGCAGACGGCATTCAGAGTGAGATCCTTGAACGCGCGCAGAGCATGGCAAATATTGAGCAGCTTGACGCGCAGGCATTGGCGGCAAGAGGGCTTCGCCAGCTGACTTCCTCTGAAAAGAAGTTCTATGAAAAAGTAATCGACGCAATGAAGTCAGAAGATCCGAAGCAGGCACTGGCACACCTTGACGTGACTATGCCAGAAACAATCATTGAAGACGTGTTCGAAGACTTACAGAGAGAACATGAACTTCTGGCAGCAATCAACTTCCAGAATACAACATATGTAACAGAATGGATTCTGAACAAGAATGGAAAGCAGAAGGCAGTCTGGGGAGCAATCACAGCAGAGATCACAAAGGAACTTGAAGGCGAGTTCGAAAAGCTGAATATGACAATGTTTTCTTTGACAGCGTTCCTTCCAGTTGCAAAATCTATGCTGGATCTTGGCGCAACATGGCTGGACAGCTACGTGCGCGAAGTACTGAAAGACGCTTTATATTGCGGACTTGAAGAAGCTATTGTGTGTGGTACGGGCGTAAACATGCCGATCGGAATGATGAAGGACATTTCAGCAGCAAAGAGAGACGGCGAAGTATACCCAGACAAAGAAGCAGTCAAGATCACGAAGTTCGACGCACAGCAGTACGGCGGAGTGATCGCGAAACTTGCAGTTTCCAGAAATGGTCGTCCGCGCAAGGTCGGTGCTGTGATCATGGTTGTGAATCCAGTTGACTATTTCAATAAAGTTATGCCAGCAACAACAGTGCAGCGTCCAGACGGAACATTTGCAAATGACGTTCTTCCATACCCGACAACAATCATTCAGTCAGAAGAAGTTCCGCAGGGGAAAGCAGTTGTCGGAATTGCTGAAAAGTATTTCATGGGCGTCGGAACAAGCAAAGACGGCGTGATCGAGTACGACGACAGCTACAAGTTTTTACAGCGCGAAAGAGTATACGCAGCGTTCCTTTACGGAAACGGAAAGCCAGTTGACAACAACTGCTTCGTTGTGCTTGATATTTCCGCACTTGAAGCAGCAACATACACTGTCACAGCATATTCAGAGAAACAGACAGTTGAAGTTGAGGTTGAAAAGAAAAGCTGGACTTCGGAAGAACTGAATGCAATGACAGTTGATCAGATCGACGGGCTTGCAAAATACATGAAGTATGAAATCACTGGAAGCAATAAGAGCGAAAAGATCGCTTCGTTCATTGAGAAACAGACAGCGGCGCAGGCGTAAAGAATAAGGACGGCAGCAGGGCTTGAAACCTTGCTGCCATTCATGAAGGTGGTGCAATATGGCGGAAACAGAAAAAGACGGACTTCTGGAAGACGTTCTGAATGAGTTGGATATAACGTTCAAAGACGACAGACTGGAAAAGAAAATAGCTGGGATATTAAAGCGCGGGAAAGCCTATCTGAACGACAAATTCGGATCAGAAATTGAATTTGACAAAGACGGACAAGCAATGGAACTGCTTGTTTCGTATTGCAGATACGGGCGTTCAAACGCAATCGAACAGTTCAAACACGATTTTTCGTCAGAATTGACAGCACTTGCGCTTCGTGGAGCAATTCAGTCTCAAAAATCGCCAGAGAGTGCAGAAAGCGAGGAAGAGCAGTGAAAAGCAAATTTGAAGAATTCAACGACGGGATCATGAATCTGTATTCAGAGAACGAAAACGGAAAACTGGTTCGAAAATTTGAAGACGATCTGCGATTCGGCGAAGAGAATGTGAGCATTCAAAGGCACTATGCAGCACAAGCGGCAGATCAGCAAGTGGACAAAGTGATTCATGTACCACTTTTAGAAATTTTCGAAGCACACGACGTTGTTGTTATAGGCGAAGAACAATTTGACGTTGACAAAGTAGATAATTTGAAGAGCAACCAGCCGCCGATCACAAAGCTGACATTGATCAGATTTTCGAAGCATAGAAAGAAGGAATTTGCATGAATGTAAACGCAGGGGCAGCAGTCAAGCCAGAACAACTGGAAACAACGTTGTCGGATATGCTGATTCAGTGGTATGAAACAGAAGAAAAGAAATTCTTTGAAGCGATCGACGATTCGGCGGAGAAATGCAACGAAGCAGCGAAGTCATATCTTTCAAAGGGACACGGTGTTCTGACTGGTGAATACAAGGCGCATTTTGCAGTTGGAAGCGAAATGCTGAACAAACACCACAAGCGGGCGACGTGGTATGTAGAAGAACCAGAATACAGACTGACGCACTTGCTTGAAAATGGACATGCAAAAAGAAACGGCGGAAGGACAAAGCCAGTGAAACATATTAAACACGGACGCGAGATTGCGGAAAAGAATCTGGAAGAAAAATTGAAGAACATATGGCAGGGGTGACGAAATGGAAGATCTTGTTGAAACGCTGGAAAAAGAAACACAAATTCCAACTGCGGACACGGCTTTCACGCAGCCGCAGAAATTGCCGTTCACAGTCATACTTGACAAGCCAGCAGGGGACGGCGACGACTTCAACACACGCTTTTTCAATCACGATCTTGCAGTCGAATTCTACGCAGAGAGGATTGACAAAGCAAATGAAAAAAAACTGGAAGACTTTTTCGAACGCAGGAACTGGAAATGGACACGCGAAAGAACGTGGCTTCCAGACGAAAAGTGCTTCGAAACAATTTATCAAATATCATTCATAGAAAGGGTGTAAAAAATGAAAGGATCGAAAGAAAAGGTCACAATGGGAAGCGGAGAAGTATTCATTGATGAATTCAACGGCACGCTTCCAGAGTTTGAAGAACTTATCAAAACAATGATGATAGACGAAAAGCGCGCAGGCTGGATCAAGGGCGGGGCGTCTATTGAGTACAAGCCGACAATGACAACGGAAAAAGACGATCTGGGGCATATCGTAAAAGAGGTATTAACAGACGAGGAAGCAACATTCAAGACGGGGCTTTTCACTTGGAATGGCGAAACACTTTCAAAACTTTGTTCTACAGCAAGGGCAGAAACAAAAGGGAAGTACAGAATCTTGAAGATCGGCGGAACAAATAACGACGACGGCAAGCAGTACGTTATTCTTTTTGTACATAAAGATCCAGTTGAAGGGAATTGCTATCTTGTTATCGTCGGAAGAAATTCTGCTGGATTCACGATCACATGGGCGACTGATTCAGCAACAGTGATTGACGCTGAATTCGGCTGCAAGCCGCAGGACGACGAAGGAACATTGATTCAGTTCGTGGAAGAGATCGAAGAACAGTACAAAGCGGAATACACAAGCGAAGAATTGAACGTGCTGACCATTGATAATATCAAGACCATTGCAGCAGCAAAGGGTTACAACATCACAAAAACAACGAAGCCAGAAATTATTGCTGAATTTATTGCGGCGCAGGAAGCAGCAAAAACGAAGTAATTGTTGAAAAAAGGGGCTGGCGAAATCCAGCCCTATACACACGAAAGGAAGGAAAGTGTATATGAATTATAAAGTAAATTTTCAGAAAGCAAAAAGAAATTATATGGTTCTGACGTTTGAAGTGGAAGAAGGAAAGGAAAAAACAATTCTTGTGGGTATGCCGAAGAAAAGAATTTTTGACATGCTCATGAACATGAACGACTTCATAAAAGGCGAAGAGCCAGACAATGAGAAAGAAAAAGCTGAACGCAACAGAAAGATCATTGACGAAATGTATGAACTTGTAGCAATGATTCTTTCAAACAATATGGCTGGCGAGAAAATCAGCGTTGAGTGGGTTGAAGACATGCTGGAATTCGGCGAATTAAAAGAACTTCTGGAAACATATGTGAAGTTCTGCAAAGGCGAAGCAGCAAACCCAAACTAGCACTCCCGTTCTATCCGATTGACGAAGAAAACTTCTTTGACATGCCGACGTACTGGGAACACCTTGTTCATGAGTATACGGGATTGAATGTGAATGAAATAGAAGAACTGGAATATATTGACTATTTGCAATATAGGCGGGACGCATTCGTGCATGAAATGAACAAAACGGAAGAAGGACGGGAATATCTGGAAAACGCACACAGATTGACACAGACCGAGCCAGACAGAATGAAGGCGCGTTCACTTTTCGGAAAGAAAGGGTGAAAGCATGTCGAAAGGCTTGAAAGGCATAACAGTCGAAATCGACGGGAATACGACGCCGCTGAACAAAGCGTTGTCTTCGGTAAACGCAAACGCCAAAAGCCTACAGTCTGAATTGAAGGGCGTGAATTCGCTTCTGAAACTGGATCCCAAAAATACAGAACTGGCAGCACAAAAGCAAGTGATCTTGAAGCAAGCCGTTTCCGAAACAGAAGAAAAGCTGAAATTGCTGACGCAAGCTGAAAAGGAAATGGCGGAAGCAGGGAAGGACGTAAACGACGAAGGATATAGAGATTTACAAAGAGAAATCGCACTGACAAAATCAAAGCTTTCAGACTACAAAACAGAATTGAAAGCAGTAGAAGACCAGCAGAAGAAAGCAGCAAAAGAAGCTGAAACGCTGGGAACAAAAATATACAATATAGCAAGCAAAATCCCAGTGGTGAATAAACTTGCAGACGGCTTCGTGAAAGTGAAAGGGAAAATCACTGAAACAGTAAAAGAAAGCGAAGCTGTCAAAAAGATCGGAACTACTGTGGAAGGCGCAAAACAGAAAGTTGAAGCATTCAAAGACGCGCACCCAGCCGTACAGAAGGTAGCAGACGCATTCGGAAAAGTGAAGACGGCAGCGAATGACGTCAAAGAAAAGATCCCACCGCTATCAACGCAGCTGAAAGCAGTTGGCGACGTTGCAGCGTCGGCGGCAAAAGGCGGATTCACAGTACTAACGAATGTTGTCGGCGGAACAATGAAAGCTTTTGCAGGATTCACAACAGCTGTCATGGGGGCTGGCGTAGCGATAACAAAGTCAGCCGTCGAACAGTATGCAGAGTACGAACAGCTTGTCGGCGGCGTGGAAACGCTTTTCAAGGATTCCGCAGGACAAGTCGAAGGATATGCAAACAATGCATATAAAACAGCGGGAATGTCTGCAAATCAATACATGAACACTGTGACGGGATTTTCCGCGTCGCTTCTTCAAAGTCTGGACGGAGACACAAAAGCAGCCGCAGAAAAAGCGGATATGGCTATAACAGATATGTCGGACAATGCAAATAAAATGGGAACAAGCATTGACAGCATTCAAACGGCATATCAAGGATTTGCAAAGCAAAATTACACAATGCTGGACAACCTAAAGCTGGGATATGGCGGAACGAAAGAAGAAATGCAAAGGCTTCTTGACGACGCGACAAAGCTTTCTGGCGTCAAGTATGACATATCTTCATACGCAGATATTGTTGACGCGATTCACGTTGTTCAAACAGAAATGGGAATCACGGGAACGACAGCAAAAGAAGCAAGTACAACGATCGAAGGTTCGATCAATTCGACAAAGGCGGCGTGGTCAAATCTCTTGACTGGATTCGCAAATGACGAAGCAGACGTCGGCGCACTGATCACAGATCTGTGCGATTCAGTAGCAACAGCAGCAAACAACTTGATTCCGCGAGTGATTCAAGCAGTCACGTCAATCGTTGAAAATGTACCGATAATCATTCAAGGGCTTGCAGGAACACTGACGACAGTTTTTCAAGAAGGACAAGGGCTAATAACGTCGCTAATGCAACCACTTGTTGACGCGTTCTTCGGGCTGATCAATGCGGCAATAGCGTTGCTTCCGACACTTCTCCCAGAAGTGCTGAATGCGGCAATCTCATTGTTTCAAGGGATTCTGGACGGATTGAATCAGACAATCCCAAACTTGCTGGCTATGCTGCCAGTAATGATTCAAAATATAACAGATACACTCACAGCAAATCTTCCACAGATCGTAGCGTCTGGAATTGAAATTCTGGTCAATTTGATCAACGGAATCACAAACGCAATTCCTTCACTGATTCAAGCCGTGATCGACTTGTTCCCAGTGATCGTGAATTCCATCATGGAAAATCTCCCGAAAATCATTCAAGCTGGACTTGATCTGCTGATTGCACTGATTAACGGAATTGTAAGCGCAATCCCGCAGCTGATCGCCATGCTTCCAACAATTATAACGACGATTGTTTCCACGCTGACTGGTATGCTACCACAAATCATTCAAGCTGGAATCACACTTCTGCAATCTTTGATCAACGGAATCATAAGCGCGATCCCGCAGCTGATCGCGGCAGTTCCGCAGATTATCACATCAGTCGTCAATACACTCACGACAAATCTTCCGCAAATTTTACAAATGGGAATCGAATTGATCGGATCGCTGATCAGCGGATTAATTCAAGCCATTCCAGCACTGATCGCAGCAGTTCCACAGATTATTTCTGCAATCTGGGACACGATCATGAATACGGACTGGTTATCACTTGGAAGAAACATCATAGACGGAGTTATTCAAGGCGTAAGGAATGCGGCAAGCAGTTTGATTCAAGTATTCAAAGATCTGGCTTCGTCCGCATTGGACGCAGTAAAAGACTTCTTCGGAATTCATTCGCCGTCACGCGTCATGCGTGATCAAGTTGGAAAAATGATTCCAGCTGGTATGGCAGAAGGCGTTGAAGACGGAATGGACGAAGAAGAAGACAGAATCAAAGAAGCAATGCGAAAAGGTGTACCGACAACGATCGACAGTTATATCAATACAAAGTCTGGATCTGCAAGTTATGCAACACAGACGGCAGCAGGCGGATTCACGCAGAATATAACAATCAACAGTCCGAAAGAACTTTCGCCGTCAGAAGTAGCACGACAGACACGAAACCAAACACGACAAATGGTTTTGAAACTGAAAGCGGGGTGATCTAACAAATGAAGACAATAACATGCAGAAATGACGCGGGACTGGAAGCAGTCTTCACATACGATCACGACAGTTGTGAATATTTCCTTGTAAGTTGCGACGGGATCTACAGCGTGAAAAACGCTGTGTCCACGTCGCAGAACGCAACAACAGACGGAACGACATATAACGGCGAAGGATTGGAACAACGCAATATTGTGATCACAGCAAACATAAGAAGAAATCACAGACAGAATCGCGAATTTCTTTCAAGAGTTTTCAAAGTTCATTCAGAAGGAACGTTCATTCATGAAGAAGACGGCGACAGACGCGAAATCAAATACAGAGTTGAAAACATAGAAGTCGCCGAAACTGGTGTGATCCGTCCCGCAACAATATCACTGATCTGTACTGATCCGTATTTTACGGACGCAGCGGGAACTATAAAAATCGAAATGTCACAGTGGTATGACGACTGGGAATTTGAATGTGAAATCCCAGAAGAAGGAATGGAATTCGGACACAGAGAAACAGACACGATTAAACAAGTGGATAACGAAAGCACAAAAGACGTCGGAATCACAATAACACTGGAAGCGGACGACAAAGTGGTAAACCCGATCATATACAATCAGACGACAAATGAAACATTGAAACTTCTCTGCACAATGCTTCCGAACGACAAGATCACAATAAAAACCACAGAAGGCGAAATCACAGTTGAACTTCTTCGGAATGGCAAGATAATTGACTACAACTACACTGTAGACGAAGACAACGACGGATATATTCAGCTGGTAATGGGAATGAACGTGATCAAGTATGACGCGGACGAAGGCGTGGAGTATTTGAACGTCAAGTTCGAATACAAGAATCAGTATATGTTCGCATAGAAGGGGGAAAGGGAATGTCAAAAGAAAACAAAGTCATTGTTGTTTCGTATGATCAGAACTTGAACCGACTAGGAGTGATTGACGTGTTCAGATCTTTGATCTGGACACGGAAATATTATGAATGCGGAACATTCGAACTTCATGCACCGCTGAACACAAGAAATTTGCAGCTTCTGGCAGAAAACAACATTCTGTCAAAGCGGGAGTTCAAAGACAAAAACGGGCATATTGTAAAAACAACAAGCAAGGAAAGCGGAATAGTTGAGTATATAGCGATTGACGACACAGTGAATGAAATCACGGCGAAAGGGCGATTTTTACCTTCGATCATGGACAGAAGAGCAATAAAAACAGTCGTAAACTTCAACGGAAAGACAGAAGCGGGAATGCGAAAGCTGGTGCAGTCGGTGACAGCAATGCCATTCGTAGAACTGGGAGAATTAAAAGGATTCACAGAAACAGTCCGATTTCAAGTTTCGTACAAAGAACTGTATACATACATGTGCAAACTATCAAAATATAGCAATCTTGGGTTCACTATTCGTGCCGACTTCAAGGCAAAGAAGTTCTTCTTTGAAGTATACAAGGGAGTTGACAGAACAGAATCACAGAGAGAAAGAAGCCGTGTCGTTTTCTCTGAAATCTACAAGAATTTGAACGGCGTTGCATATGTATTCAGCAATCAGAACACGAAGACATGCGCAATCGTGGCGGGTGAGGGAGAAGGAACAGCAAGAACGCTGGTGACAGTGGGCGGCGGCACTGGTTGGGATCTTCGCGAAGTCATTGTTGACGCGAGGGACGTCCAGAAAGACGACGACATGACAACGGCGGAATACACAGAAATTTTGAAACAGAAGGGAAACGAAAAACTGGCTGAATATGGAATTGTGGAAGCTATGGACGCACAGACAAAGCCGTTTGTCAATTTTGTATATCGTGAAGATTACGATCTGGGTGATGTTGTGACAGTGAAAAAGAAAATGTGGGGAATAGAAATGGACAAGCGAATCACGGAAATTCAAGAGATCTTTGAAAACGGCGGCTTCGATATAGTTCCGACGTTTGGCGATCCACTGCCAGAAACAGTGAATCTTGATGATAATTAGAAAGAAGGTGAAACAATGGAAATAGCAACATTCTTCAATTCGAAGGGCGGGGACAGAAAATATAATGCTACACACTGGGCGAATTATTTCAAGCCGTTATTCAAAAGCGGAGTATTCAACGGAGATCTTCAAGTTGTTGCGAATGGCGCAATGTCAGTGACTGTGAAAGCGGGGTATGCGTGGCTTATTGGCTACGGCTACCAGAACACAGAACCACTGGTCATTGATTTGGAAGTCGCAAGCGGAAATCTGAACAGATATGACGCTATCAAGATCAAGCTGGATCTATCAGCAAGAACGATAACAGCATACGCAGACAAAGGCGGGAATGCAGCTTCGCCAGCAAAGCCAGCAAATACAAGAAGCGACACTGTATTTGAAATCACAATCGCAGAAGTATACATTGCAGCAGGAACAACAGTGATCACACAGTCAATGATTACAGATACAAGAATGGACAATGCAAAATGCGGCTGGGTATCTGGGGCGGTCGATCAGATTGATTTTTCGCAGATATATGCACAGTTCGATAAATATTTCGAAGAACAGAAGACAAGAATTGCATTCGACGTCGAGGACTTTGAAGAAGGAATTGACCAGAAACAGACGGCAGCGGGCGAATACTTGCAGGACTATAAAGACAGTGTTGACGACGACAAAACGGCAGCGGACGCGTTTCTGGAGAACTTCAAACAGTATTTGCAGAATTACACAAGCCAGCAACAGTCTGAATTTGAAACATGGGTTGAAACGATCAAAGGAATTCTGGACGACGAGACAGCGGGAAAACTGCTTTTATATATTCAAGAATTGCAGGAACGTGCAGACGTAATGGAAAAAATCGCGGCAACAAACGAAGTAATTCAGAACATGGCAACAAGCGACGACGAACTGATTGTGACAGACGACGGCGAAAGAATATGTGCAAGAAAAATATTTGCAACATTGTAAGAAAGGAATGAAAAAAGAATGAGTTTACCAGAAAAAACAATCAACCAGATTGCACAGACGACAGATATTGCAGCAGACGACATTTTGATTGTTGAGAAGTCCAGCGGAACAAAGACAATCAAATATTCAGACCTTATGAATGCGGTCAAAGTGTCGCTGGGGATTGTCGACACGCTTGAAATCACAGAAAAAGGATATATCCCAGAAGGCTATCTTGTAGCAAATGCACTGAATGATAAACAAGCGCAGATCCGCGCCGCATATGGCTACAACGGAAAAGAAATCAAGTTGTCATGGAACGAAATTGCAGCGAAAGCGGCAGCAGGCGACTTCACGGGGCTGAATATTGGCGATTATAAAGACATTACACTGACGACTGGTGAATCAGTCAGAATGGAACTTGCGGGAATTGATACATATTTCGGCTATCAGTCGAACAATAATCACAGATTGTACTTTATTTCGCGCGATTGCCTTGCAACAGCATACGCAATGAACAGTACAAACACGAACACTGGCGGATTCCCAGCAAGTGCCTTGAAGACAACACTGAACACGACAATCTTCAACACGCTTCCAGCAGATCTTCGCGCGGTAATAAAAGCAGACAAGAGACTTTGCAGCACAAAGGGAAGCTGGGCGTGGCAGGAAGATCAGAAGTTGTGGCTTCCTTCCGAAGTGGAAGTCTGGGGGCATAACTCATGGTCGGAAGTTGGATATGGCAACGGCTGCGGCGTACAGTTTCCGATCTTCACTGGATCACTTCGGCATATATGCAAAGGGCAGGGAAAAGGAAAGGCGGAGCAGGGATCCCGTTCTGATTGGTGGTGCGATTCCCCGTACGCGTCGAACACGACGAACTTCTGTCATGTCGACAGCAGTGGTGTTGCCAGCGGCTACAACGCTTCGACTGCGCTTGCCGTCCCGCTCTGCTTTACAGTATAATCTTGAATCAAAAAATCACGCCGCCGTGTGCGGCGTGAATACTGGCGAAAGGAGAGTTGCAGCATGAGCGTTTTGAAAAGCAGACGCGAACAATCCGAAATGCAGTTCTTTCAAACAGCCGTGGACGTTCAGAATGAATTGATAAAATTCTGCATGGAAGAAAAGAATGTCCCGAAGAAATACAGATTCGTGTATGCAATACCGATTATAGCGGAAGGACAAGCACTGGTTGATAATGTCGTGAACGCAAACACAATCTTCGTGAAGACAAATGAAGAAGTAATCGACAGAAGACACTATCAGAACGAAGCAAATGCGAACTGTGAAAAGATACTGCAAAAACTGCAAAGCCTTCGCACAGTGCTTGGGATAGATAGCGGACAGCTGAAAAATATTGTCGGAATGGTAATTTCGGAAAAGGGATATATAACGGCATGGAAGAAATCTGACAATCAAAGATACAAAGAAATGAAAAAGAAGACTGAATCAGTCAAATAATTTTATAGGTTAAGTGTTAAAAGCAGGGATCCCGTTCTAATTGGTGGTGCGATTCCCCGAACGCGTCGAACACGACGAACTTCTGTAATGTCAACAACAATGGTAATGCCAACAACAACAACGCTTCGACTGCGCTTGCCGTCCCGCTCTGATTATATACACACGCCCAGACCGAGTAGGAAACGAAAGCAGTGGCAAAAAGTAAATAAGGAACACTTGACCTTCCTTTATTGGTAAATTTACACGCCGACAGCGATTGACGGACGCTGCTTGCATGGCAAGGACGGCGCAGCCTTGTTTCATGTCAATCGCTTATGTACATAGCGGCGCAAAATATTGTATGCGGAGTGTTCAATTTTATGACAAGTGAAGAAAGAAGGGCTGCAAGAAGAATCCGAAGGGAAGAGAAACGACGGAAAAAGAAAGAAGCAGTCAATGAAAAGTACGGAAAACTAGAAAATGTCTTCGACTATGGAAATTTGCTGGAAGCATTCGACAAATCAAAGAAGGGCGTTCGCTGGAAATGCAGCGTGCAGAGATACGAAGCAAGCCTGCTGCGGAAGACATATGACACACATATGAAACTTCTGAAAGGCGAAGACATACGACGCGGCTTTCATAGGTTCACGCTAATGGAGCGCGGAAAACTGCGCGAGATTAGCAGCGTTCACATATCAGAAAGAGTTGTTCAAAGATCACTTTGTGACAACGCACTTGTGCCAGTGCTGACAAGAACTTGTATATCAGACAATATGGCACGTATCAAAGGCAAAGGAACACATGCAGCAATAAAACGTGTAGCATATTTTCTGCGGGAATATTACAGAAAGACTGGAAGCAATGAAGGATATGTCGTGCTTGTGGATTTTTCAAACTTTTTCGGGAATATGAAACACTGGCACATTCGAAAAATACTTGAAGACCATTTCACAGATAAAGACATGATTGAATTCATAATGCTATTTGTGGACGCATTCGGCGAAGTAGGGTGCGGGCTAGGTAGTCAAGTGTCACAGATAATCGGGACTGTATATGCAAGCAAAGCTGATCACTACGCGAAAGAAGTGCTTCGGATTCATGAATATATTAAATACATGGACGACACATGGCTGCTATTCAAGACAAAGGAAGACGCACACAGAGCGATCAAAGCATTGTTCGAAATCTATGAAAGAATGGGAATAACAGTCAATAAAAAGAAAACGCGTATTGTAGCGTTGCGGCGCGGATTCACTTTTCTGAAAACGAAGTTTACATTGTCGGACACTGGAAAAGTAATCATGCGACCTTGCAGAAAGTCAATCACACTGGAACGACGGAAACTGAAAAGGCTGAAAAAGAAGCTTGATGAAGGAACAATCACTTTCGAAGAAGTGCGCCAGCAATACCAGTCATGGAAAGGCTATATGAAGCACAAACAGTCATGGCGTACTGTACAAAATATGAATCAGCTTTTCAATGAATTATTCATTGACAGCTGGAAAGGAAAGGAAGAGAAAAAGCATGAAGATCAGATTCAAGGACAACAGCAGCGTATTCGACGGATCCGTCAAGAAAATCGCACAGAATATGTTGCTTGTGCAGACAGAAACAAAAGCAAAAGATCAGAACATGGCAGAAATTGAAGTGCTGACAGAATACGGAAACGTGATCGCAAAGTACGAAGGATTCGAAACAGTGTACAAAGAAATTGACGGCGGAATGATTCTTTCGAATGACGGGACTGTATATGTAGAGCAGCCAGAGCAGGAACCAGACGTTGATCAGATCAGAACAGCGAAGCTTGCAGAAGTTTCAAGTCGTTGCGAAAACGCAATTTTTGCAGGCGTAGACGTAGAACTGACAGACGGATCGGTGGAGCATATCAGCTTGAAAGAAAAAGACCAGATCAATTTGTTTGGAAAGCAGTCACAGCTTGCAGCAGGGGCAACACAGCTGGAATACCACGAAGACGGGAAACTTTGCAAATACTATTCAGCAGAGGACATGACAAAGATCATTGAAGCGGCAATGAAATTCGTGTCCTACCACACAACATATTGCAACAGTATAAACGCATGGATCAAAGGCACGCAGACGGCAGAGGAAATCGAAGCGATTCAGTACGGCGCACAGATCCCAGACAAATACAAGTCAAAAGTGCTGAAAGACTATGAAACAGCAATGGGGGCTTGCAAAGCATGAAGACGATAATTAAATACATTGTGCTGCTGTGTGTGGGCGGCGCACTGTACGCTTGCTGTGAATTGATTTTCCGCGGGTACACATTCAAAACAATGGCATTCGTGGGCGGGATGTGCTTCGTTCTGTGCGGACTGGTAAATGAATTCATAGACTGGAAAACACCACTTCTGTTGCAAATGTTAATATGTGCAGTGATTGTGACGGCAGTTGAATTCGTGGCGGGCGTGATCTTAAACATAGGGCTTGGCTTGAATATGTGGGACTATTCAAATTTGAAGTTCAATATCATGGGGCAGATATGCCCGCAATTCTTCGCAGTTTGGTTTTTGCTGGCACTACCAGCAATTACACTTGACGACTGGTTGCGCTGGCGGATATTCGGAGAAGAAAAACCGAAGTATTATATGACATTCGGGAAGAACAACTTCGAATGTGCAGCAATGAGCGCAAACGGAATTTGCAAGCGACATATTGAAGCTTGCGAAGGAAGAGAAACTTGTAAATCAAGAAACAGCTGCGGCGAATGCAAGAACTACATGATCCCGAAAGGGCAGGAACCTTGTAAAAGCTGCAAGAACATTCGGGGGTAAAGGACAATGACAAATAATTTCGGAACAGCACTCACAGACAAATACAACGCATCCGCAGGGGCGATTGTGACGATACTGACAGCAATTTTCGGCGCATACTGGTACATTTTCGCAGCGTATTTCCTTCTGAACGTCATTGACTGGCTGACTGGCTGGTATAAAGCAAATAAGAAGGGCGAGGAATCAAGCAAAGTGGGCTTGAAAGGAGCAATCAAAAAGCTGGGGTACTGGGCTGTGATTCTTGTAGCCTTTATTATCAGCAATGTGTTCACGCAGCTTGGCACTGATGTTTTGCATGTAAATCTGTCTTTTCTGCTTCTGATCGGCTGGTTCACACTTGCAATGTTGCTTGTAAACGAAGCGCGAAGCATTCTGGAAAACCTTGTTGAATGCGGGTACAACATACCAGACTTCTTGATCAAAGGGTTAGCGGTAACGCAGAAAATGTTGAACAACAAAGCAGAAATTCCAGACGCAAACGACGAAGAAAAATAAATAAAAGCCCCGCGCCATGCGGGGCGGAATAGGAGAAAAAAACATGAGCATGAACGGAATTGATATTTCAAACTGGCAGAAGGGAATCGACTTGACAAAAGTGCCGTGCGACTTTGTTATTATTAAAGCAACGCAGGGGACGGACTATGTGAATCCAGATTATGACAGAGCATATCAGCAAGCAAAGAATGCAGGAAAATGTCTGGGCGTATATCATTACGCTTCGGGCGGGGACGCGGAGAAAGAAGCACAGTTTTTTATTGAAAATGTAAGCGGACATATAGGTGAAGCAATCCTTGTGCTGGATTGGGAAAAAGAACAGAACAAGAATTTCGGAGTGTGCGACTTCGATTGGGTGAAGAAATGGCTGAATTATGTATTCAAAAAGACTGGCGTGAAATCACTGATATATACTTCAAAATCATTTATGAACAGATTCGACGGGATCGGTGATTTTGGAATGTGGATCGCACAGTACGCAAGCAATGACGTGACGGGGTATCAAGAAACGCCGTGGAACGAAGGCGCGTATAACTGCGCGATTAGACAGTATTCTTCACATGGAAGACTGTCTGGATATGCTGGAAATCTTGATCTTGACAAGTTCTATGGAGACAAGGAAGCGTGGAGCAGATATGCAGCAGGAGCAGGAAAAACAGAGAACAACGAAAATACAAGCAATGTTTCTGGATCAACGCTGGAAATCGCGGAAGGCGTAATGAAAGGGACATACGGCGACGGGGACGACAGAAGAAAAAAACTGGGATCGTTGTATGATAGAGTACAGAACTTCATAAACCATATCGCAACAGCACCGATCGAAACGCTTGTGGAAGAAACACTTGCGGGTACATATGGAAATGGAGATACAAGAAAAGCCGTTCTGGGAACGAGATACGACGAAGTACAAAATAGAATCAACGCCACGCATGGAAATAATTCTGCGATTTATTACACTGTACAAGATCGCGATACACTTTCAGAAATTGCCGAAAAGTACGGGACAACATATCAGAAGATTGCTTCAATGAACGGCATTCAAGATCCAAACAAAATTTATGCAGGACAGAAGATCCGTGTGAAATAAAATGCGAAAATTAAAAACGTATGATATAATACATTTTTTAAGACGGGAAATGCTTGATTTTACGGCATTTCCCGTCTTTTTTGTTTCTAATTTGTTACTGGTTCAGCGTAAAAAATATTATTTTAACAGGGCAATGGTTTCCCGTAACTGTTCAATAGTCTTGTGATTATACACCCTGTTTCCCACATCCTTTGACTTATGACCCATCAGCATATCAATACATTTTCTGTTGCCTTTGGCATTGTCAAGATTGGTTTCAAAGGTGTGCCGTGCTTCATGCGGGGTCTTGTCTGCACATATCTTTTCCATGACTTCACCCCAACACTTATAGTAATTTGCCTGACTGAACTTTTTGCCCTGATAAGTGAACAGGTACTTGTTCCCTTCATCAACCAGTGCTTTCACAAATGGTTTGATGCGGTCATGTATAGGAACAATACGACACTTTCCGGCAGCGGTCTTGATTCCACCTTCAAAGTACCAGTCCTTGATGTTTACCTGTTCAGTTTTCATTCCCAACAATTCCTGTAATCTGAACCCCGTATATATGTAGATCAGTACGGTATTGACCCAAGGATCATCTTTTATTTTCCACAGTGCATCAACCTGTTCAGGCGTGAACGGTTCACGGGTGGTATCAGGTATTGGTGGGGCGGTGGTAATTTGTGAATACATTTTATCTATCAGGTCAATTTCAAAAGCAAAACGGTCAAGGTGACCGAACAGATTCTTGATTGACCATTGTGTTGAATACCCACACCCGCAGTTGTCAATGCAGTCTTGCATCTGATAAGATTTCAATGATCGGTACTTCACACCGTAGTATTTTGAACAGTGCTTGAACGCTGAACGCAAAGACTGTTGATTTGATTTTCCTAACTTGGGTAACTTAATTTCAGACCAACGCTGATAGAGTACAACCAAGGTGACCTTTTCCCGGTCAATGTCCCAAGGGTTGTTGTTATATTCAGCCAATAGGATGTTGGCTTTTTCTTCTGTTTCAGCGTAACCGATAGGGGTTTGTTTTGCGTGTCCCTGTTCGTCATATATGGTGACCTTGGCAAGCCACGGGCGTGATCGGTTACCCTTCAACTTGGTCACGCATCCGTAACCGTTTGGGTTTCTTCTTCCCATGTATATCATTCCTTCCTGATTGAAATTTCAAGGAATGGATGATATAATTAGGATTGCATAGCCTATATCATCCTATTCCTTGGTATAGAGTTATAAGAACCCTGACCGCTGCAACGGTTGGGGTTCATTTTTTGTTCAGTTAATTAGGATCATCAAAATAATTTAAATTGTATGTGATATAGACTGAATCAAAAGTGTGCTTTTCAGAATCAAAATTATAAACTTCAAATTCTGCAACGGTGTCTGATACTGGTGAAAACTTATAAGTAACACCCGTGTCAACAACTTTTCTTGCACTGTCCTTCACAGTGATATTGAACATTTTGAACACATTGTCAAAGTCTTTCTTGATTTCCCACGGTTCAGTTGCAAAGCATCTGATCTTGACAACAGCATCTTCATACAGAATAAATTCTGAATACATTCCATCTAAGTCATAAGTGTAAAGCTGCATTTGAAATGTGCCTTTGGAATTTTTATTGTTCCAATCTTCTGTTGACTTTGGTTCACCAAGTAATTCAACCAACTTTTCAGATGAAATCCTTGAATAAGTATTTGCATCTAAGATGACAGGGATTTCTTCTGATGATGTTTCTTTTTTCTGAATGGGATTCTTTGAAATATCCTTTACAACCATAATTACAAAAATAACGACGATTGCTAAAACGACAAGTTTAATGACTTTTTTCATAAATCTGACCTTCCCTTCTTTGTGGTAACTGTTCGTAACGGTTGGTAACTGTTCAAGTAACTGTTGCAAATACAGTGTTTTCAATATAGTAACGGTTGGTATCTGTTTGGTAGTATTTTTCTTAATAATAAAATATCTTATATAAATAAGAATATAAAAAGTAAAATATACAGTATAGAAAAGCAACAGTTACCTGTTACCAACAGTTACCTTTTTGAAAAATCAACCATGATGATATTGCCTATGCGTTCAATGATTCTTTTTTAACAGAATATTTTTCTGCTGAAAGCAATGATTCAATCATAGTCTTTACAACATTTTTGTCGGATTCATCAAGGGTGAGATACAAGGAAACCACATCATAAGCATCTGAACCGTGACATTTCTTGAACAGTTCACGACACTTTTTTAACTGCTGATCTTCTTCTGTTTCCTTCCAACCCATGATATAAGCCGGAGTTGTTTGGAGTGCATCAGCAATCTGTTTTATTTTTGATTGCCGTAATTCCTGAATACCAAGTTCGATCTTGTTTATGGAAGTTTTGCTTTTATATCCAATCTTATGTGCAAGTTCTTCTTGTGACATTCCTAATTCATCCCGCCTTGCTTTTATCCTTTCACCTATTGTCATTTAATCACCTTCTTCCCGGTTGGTTATGCTTAAAGAATACCATAAAATAGATTGAATATCAACTTTTATCAAATTTTTTATAAAAAAGTGTTGACATTTTATCTACTGAATGGTATTGTTATGTCAGTAGATAAAACATCTACTCGAAACAAAGCAAGTAGGAAGGAACGGGTGAAGCGATAGGGCTACACGCAAGTGACATGGTGGTCAGGCTGCCGGATAGCAGACAGAGCGTGTGAAGAATAAACATGACCCGTCAAAGTAGTTGAAGAAAACAGGAACGGTAGGGCAAGAAAGCAAAGTATTCAGAACTATTTGAAGAAAACTGAACAGGCTGAACCAATCAGCACTTTACCCCTAAAACAAGAAACCGTTAAGTGGAAGAATCAACCGCACGAGATGACACAGCACTTTGTTTCACAGGTCAGGAAGTTCCCCGACTTCCTGACTACTTCAAAAAGAACTGTTGCAGCAGTTCCGGGGAAAAGAACCAAGGAATAGGATTTCAGTTCTTTCAAAAAATTGTCTATTGTGTGTAGGTCAACAGGTTTTGGTGGTTTTAATGTGAAACCCCGGCGGTTTGAACAGTACCGTTCAAAAAGTTCAAATGTTAGCTGACAGGTTTGCAGATTTTAATGTGAAATCTGATAAAGGCAAGACACCCCTGATGTAATAAGGTGTGCTGACAATAGACAACTTTTTGAAGGAACTGGGAAAGGAAATGGTAAGGCTATGAAGTATGCAATCTATGAAGGTAATCTTGATAGACTTGAAAAGAAGTTGAAGCGTATTTTTAATAAGTGCAAGGCATACGGTTGTGATTTCCACTATGAACAGACTGGTGAAGAGTTCAGAGAGTTGAAGGACGAAAAAGGAAACAAGTACACTGCCCGTTTTGTACTGGTAGAAGCGGAAGGAACAGCAGTCATAAATGACTGGGAATTTGTTGCTGAACTGGAGCACACTGAAAAGGGTAATATTATAACAGGTGTTGCCGGGATTGAAGTACCTGAAAGATACTATACAACCACACCTGTATGTGAACACTGCAACAGTAAGAGATACCGCAAAAACACATACATTGTCAGGAATAAGACAACGGGTGAGTTCAAACAGGTTGGAAAATCTTGTCTGAAAGATTTTACACATGGTATGAGTGCAGAAGCAGTCACACAATACATGAGTCTGTTTGATACTTTAATTGAAGGTGAAACACCTGAACCGGGATGCAGTTATCAGCGGTATGTTAATACAAAGGAATATCTTTCTTATGTTGCTGAAACAATCCGTCATTTTGGTTACACAAGATCATCTGATGAAGGTATCAGCACAGCAACAAGGGCATTAGATTTTTATGATGCAGCACATGGGCGGGCAATAACAAAAGAATACTTACAGGATTTACTTGATAAGATGCAGTCAGTGAACTTTGACATTGACAGTGATTTGACAGTAAAACTTGTGTCAGATGCCCTTGCTTGGGTGTCTGAACAGGAAGAAAACAGCAATTACATTCATAACTTAAAAACGGCTTGCAGTCTTGAATATGTCAAAGGGAATTTTGGCTTGTACGCTTCATTATTTCCGGCGTATGACAAGGGGTTAGAACGAACCGCAAAGAGAAAAGCAGTTCTTGACATAGAACAGTCATCAGAATATGTCGGTGAAATTTCTGACAGAATCACAGTAAAAGTTCAGTCTGTAAAGTGTGTAACAAGTTGGGAAACTGATTTCGGTGTCACCCACATATACAAAATCATAGGTGCAGATGGAAATGTTTATACATGGAAAACCGGAAAGTATATTGATGATACTGTTGATGAAATGTCAATCACTGGTACAGTAAAAGCACATACAGAGTTTAGAGGTATAAAACAGACTGAATTAACAAGATGCCGGGTAGCTGCCTGAAAGCACCCGGCAATGAAAGAAGGTGATGAAGTGAAGAAAATAGTTGCAGCATGGATTGAACAGATTCTTGAATTTCCAACCAAACTTGAATACCTTGCGTATATGGAAAGTCTGAAAAAAGGTAGACCGCAGAAGTTCAAGGAAACATCCTTTGAACAGTTGGAATCAGGGGTTGTAAGAATAACAATCAGGAAGCAGTACAATAACAATGCGTTTCCTGATGATGAAAAGGAAGGTGAAAAGTAAGATGACGAACACAGAGTTATTAAGGGAAAAAATCAATGCATCCGGCTATAAATTGCAGTTTGTGGCTGAAAAGTGCGGGTTGACTTACTTTGGACTTATGAAGAAGGTCAACAATGAAACAGAGTTCAAGGCAAGTGAAATCAAGGCACTGAAAGACCTGTTAAATTTAACAGATGATGATGCAACTAAGATTTTTTTTGCCTAAAAAGTAGATAAAATATCTACTACAAGAAAGGATAGGTGATAAATTATGAAATTCAGCGAAAAGTTGAAACAGGCTATGCAGCAGTTAGGAATCAATCAGGCACAGGTTGTTGGATTGACCGGGAAAAGTAAGGGGTCAATCAGTATGTACCTGAATGACAAAACAGTTCCGTCAGAACAGGTTCAGAGTGATATTGCAGTATCACTTGGACTTGTACCTGATTATTTTGAACAGGAAGAAAACCCGGTGATCTTCAAACCTTCCAAGTGTGAAGATGGCATCCCAACCTTGACAGTACATGAAGTTGCTAAGTTGATGCACAAGCACACGAACACAATAGCACTTGGTTTACAACAGGGTGTTTTCCCTTGGGGGTATGCAATTCATACCAGTGAACACCGTTGGTCTTACTTTATCAATGCAAAGCGGTTTGCAGAAATTGAAGGGGTGATCTGATGCCAAAGATTGAGTATAAAAGCATTAAGTTTCAGCAGAAAAGTCTTGAACTGATAAACCTTGTGAATCAGGTGGTTGAAGAATATCAGGCACAGGGATATGAACTGACACTTAGACAGGCATATTATCAGTTAGTTGCCCGTGGGTACATTCCCAACAATGAACGCAGTTATAAGAACATTGGAAATCTTATCAATGACGGTAGACTTGCCGGGTTGATTGACTGGTATAGCATCACAGACAGAACCCGTAATCTTAGAAAAAATGGTCATTGGGACAATCCGGCTGATGTGATCGCATCTGCAAGATACAGTTATTTGCTGAATAAGTGGGACGGTCAACCGAATTACGTTGAAGTATGGGTTGAAAAGGATGCCTTAGTTGATATTGTGGGACAGGCTTGCACACCGCTTGACACGCCATATTTTTCATGTAGGGGTTACACTTCACAGTCAGAAATGTGGTCAGCGGCACAGCGTTTCATTAGTCAAGATTACCGTGATAACAGGGTGATTATTCATTTAGGTGACCATGACCCAAGCGGTATTGATATGACAAGGGATATTCAGGAACGCTTACAGATGTTTGGTGCTGATGTGTATGTAAAGCGTGTAGCACTGACCATGAATCAGATCGGTACATATAACCCGCCACCCAACCCGGCAAAGATCACTGACAGTAGAGCATCAAAGTATATTGATGAATACGGCAATGAATCTTGGGAACTTGATGCACTTGAACCACAGGTCATCACTGATCTGATAACCAATGAGGTGACAGCGTTAAGAAATGATGAAATTTACCGTTCAATATGTGATTTAGAAGAACGTGGAAAAGATGAACTTAGAATGATAGAACGCAACTATGACAAGGCTGTTGCATTTTTAGAAAGTGAGGAATAGGAAAATGGAAAATAACAATACCGTTCAGAATGTGGTGCATGGGTTCAAAGTGTTCAGACCTGATTGGACTTGTTCACCTAACGGCAATACTAAACAGTACGCTTGCCCCGGAAAATTTGAGGAAGAAGGGAGACTTGATGTTTGCGGTCACGGTATGCACTTCTGTCAGACTGCTGCCGACTGCTTCAATTATTACAGTTTCAACAGTGAAAACAAGGTTGCAGAAGTCATTGCCTATGGTGAGGTAAGAACAGACGGTGACAAGTCATGCACTGATAAACTGGAAATCGTGCGTGAAATCCTGTGGGATGAAGTGTTGCGAATCGTCAATATTGGAAAGAATTGCACGGGTCGCTGCAACACCGGGGACTGCAACACCGGGGACTGCAACACCGGGAACAGGAACACCGGGGACTGGAACACCGGGAACAGGAACACCGGGGACTGCAACACCGGGGACTGCAACACCGGGGACTGGAACAAATCTTCTTTCAATACTGGTTGTTTTAATACAGAAGAACAGAAGATCACGCTGTTCAATAAGCCGTCAGGTATGACATACCGTGAATGGATGGATTCAGATGCAAGATATTTACTGAATCAGATACCAAAGGATGTTGTTGAATGGGTATATGAAGAAGATATGACTGATGAAGAAAAAGCAGCACATCCAACCTATGAAACAACAGGCGGTTATCTCAAAGTGCTTGATGAATCTGAATGTGGTCAGTTGTGGTGGGGCAGCCTGTCAGACCGCAGAAAGGAAATCATCAAGGCAATACCAAACTTTGATGCTGAAATATTCTTCCAGTGTACGGGTGTCAGGGTAGATGAATGATCTGCACCTTATGCCCCATCAGGAAGATGCACTGAACAGAACTGAACAGTTCAACCGTTGTGCTTATTATCTTGATATGGGACTGGGTAAAACCTTTGTAGGTGCTGAAAAAATGTATCTGCTGAACAATGCGGTGAATGTGGTCATCTGTCAGAAATCCAAGATAGATGACTGGGTTCAGCACTTCAAAGAATATTACCCAAGTGACCGTGTGATGAATCTGACCAAGAAAAGTGAAGCAATCAATTTCAGGACACTTGTTGATACCAAAGAATTATACAACAAGGATGTTCAGATTATAGGTGTTATCAATTATGAAACTGCTTTCCGGCGGGATTGGTTGCTGAAATTCAAAGGATTTACACTGATGCTTGATGAAAGTTCACTGATAACCAATGAAACGGCAAAACGGTCAAAGTTCATTCTGAAAATGCAGCCGGAAAGCGTGATTTTATTATCAGGGACACCGACAGCCGGAAAGTATGAACGCTTGTGGTCACAGGTTCAGTTGCTTGGGTGGAATATTACAAAAAAGGCGTTTTGGTCATCATACGTTCAGACTGAATGGGTTGAGAACGGGGACGGATTCAAGCGGGAAGTTATAACCGGGTACAAGCACACGGAACACCTGAAAAAGAAACTTGCAGATCATGGGTGCATCTTTATGAAAACCGCTGATGTGATTGAACTGCCGGAACAGACTGAACAGAAGATATTCTTTAAGGCAACACAAGCGTACAAGTATTTTATCAAAAACAGTTACATCATGCTTGATACCCTTAATATGTGCAAGTTCAAAGATGATTCAGATTATTATGGTACGGATGTGACACCACGGGTTGAACTGGTCGGTGACAACAGCCTGACCAAGATGCTATATGCACGGCAGTTGTGCGGGCAGTGGCACAAGGAAAAACTGGAAGGTTTGCGGGACTTGGTTGAATCAACAGAAGATAGGCTGATTATATTCTATAACTTTACCGCAGAACTTGAAGCAATGCAGAAAAAACTTGCTGATCTAAACAGACCCTATTCAGTTGTGAATGGGTCAAAGAAGGACTTGACCGCATACGATCAGGCAGATGATTCAATCACATTCATACAGTATCAAGCCGGGGCAATGGGTGGTAATTATCAGAAAGCAAACAAGATTATTTATTTCACCTTGCCACTTGGAAAAGGGTCATGTGATATGTGGGAACAGTCAAAAAAGCGTATTCACCGCATAGGACAAGCCAAACCGTGCTTTTACTATTACTTACTGGTGAAGGGGACGGTTGAAGAAAGAAACATTGCAGCGTTGAAAGAAGGGAAGGAACTGACAGATGAATTATTCAAAAATACTTAATTGGATATTTGGAATCATGGCATTTATCGGTGTATTCCTGATAATCGGTGCAGTCGGTGCATCTGACTATGCGGTTGAAATGGGAATATATGAACCACTTACTGCACACCTGAAAGAATACATCATTGGTGCGATTCTGATAATTCCCGGAATCATTTATTTGAAAATCACGGAAAGGGGTGATGAAAATTGAACTATTCAAAGAGCATGAGAAAGTCGGCAATGGTCAAAAGGGTCTTGATTCTGATTGGTGTTGCACTTGTCGTTGGTTTGGTGATTGGTAATGTGTCAGGATATGCCCTGAAAACTCATATAACCGCCAAGGACAAGCAGAAAACAGAAGAACAGACACTTGAACGGTCAAGCACTAAAACCCTTGTATATGGGGCGTATGATGACAGAACTTTCACACAGGAAATTTCCCTTGACTGGGGTGCGGGTGACTTAGATTTCACACCGCTTGACTGCAAGATGCCGGAAGAACAACAAGAATTTACATATTACCTTTGTACTGGGTACAACATTGATTTTACCCTTGTTATGGCATTGATTCAGAATGAAAGCAGTTTTGACCCGTCAGTTATAAGCGTAACCAATGATTACGGTTATATGCAAATCAATCAGATCAATCACCAGTGGTTGACAGATACCCTTGGTGTTACGGATTTTACAGACCCGTATCAGAACATCAGGGCGGGCGTGTTCGTACTTAGAAAACTGTTTGAACGGTATCAAGATACCAATATGGTCTTGATGGCGTACAACATGGGTGAAGATGGTGCTGCCCGGTTATGGGAAAAGGGCATCTATTCAACCGACTATACAGAAAAAATATTGAACTATCAGACACAGTTCAATGAACAGTTGGAAGGGAGTGAATAAGAAGTGAGTGCATACCGTGAAGAAAAACCATTGACAGAAGATGACAGATTTACTTTTGAAGATTCACAGATTTTGAAAGAATTGCGTGAGTCTGACCGATTGACAGAAAGGGAAAAACTGGCAGTTCAGAGATTATACAGAACATATCAGTACATGGTGGATTGATGGCAGCAGAAAAGAATTTTGAAAATAAGGTCAAAGCGTTCCTGAAGGACACCGGGGCGTGGCTGCTGAAATACTGGGGCGGTGCTGCTTATACAAAAAGCGGTATTCCTGACCTGTTGGTTTGTTCAGACGGGTGTTTCCTTGGCATTGAAGTCAAAGCACCAAACGGTGAACCGTCACTATTGCAGTTGGTCAACCTCAAAAAAATCAGAGAATCAGGCGGGTATGGAATTTTGTTGTACCCCAAGGATTTTGAACAGTTCAAAATGTTCATTGCAAAAAAATCAGAACTTAACGCTTGGTATCTTTCCAACATTGAAGATCAGAAGCGTTGGGAAATAAAATTATCAAAATAAGGAGTGAAAGAGCATGGCAGCAAAAAAGAAAGCAGATGCAGCGGTTGAGAATACCGCAGAAGTAACACAGGAAACAACTGAACAGGTTCAGGACACAGTTGAACAGATGACAGAGGACAACAAGAAGGAACTTGACAACAAGAAGTTTGTGGTTGACCACTTACTTTCAACCAAGCGTGAAGGAATGGAAGATCTGATCGCATACATGGAAGAAATCGGATTCTTTGAAGCACCTTGCAGCGGTGGAAATCATCTTGCGTGTCAGTTCGGTCTTGTTCATCATAGCAGAAATGTGATGATGGCAGCAGAAAACATTGGTTATGCACTTCTTGGCAAGGTCAAGTATGCAGAAATTCGTGATTCAGTCATCATTGCAGCAGCGTTACATGATCTTGGCAAGTGTGGTGATTATGGCAAGCAGATGTATGTGCCTAACATTTTGAAGTCAGGCAAGGCATCAGAAGCCAAACCGTTCAAGCGTAACCCGGCACTTCTTCCACTTGACCATGCAACCCGCAGCATCAAGTTAGCAACCCTTTTCATTGACCTGACGGAAGATGAAGAATTTGCGATCAGATACCATGATGGTCTGTATGAATCAGCAAACTATGCAGTGAAGGGAAATGAAACCCCGTTATATTTGATTCTGCACTATGCTGATTTATGGTCAAGCAGAGTAACAGAAGGCAGCACAGATGAAGGAAGTGAAGAATAATGGATAAAAGAGATAAGAAAATCAGACAGTTAGAAGATGAACGCAATCAGCTGATGGCTGAAAATCAGGAATTGAAATATATTATCAATGATATTCAGTCAGTGAATGATATTATGCGTGAAGATATTGAAAAGGAATGTGCTGCTGAATGTGGTTGTATTGTAATTGAAGGAAGTCGCACCAGTGCAGCATATCAGGATTTAGTTGGTATTCTTCTTGCTAATAACTATTCTGTTGAAGTCATACCAATGGATGAACGCAGAAAGTTAAAAATCATTATCAAGGAAAGTGAGGTATAAGAGTATGGTAAATGAAAGACAGGGAAAGGTTTATAATCCACGCCCAGTATATAACAGAAAGTTATTACGTTCAGTGATTCGTGCGGGAGTTCAGAAACAGTTTGGTCAGCCATGTTTCTGCTAACATGGCGGGAAACTTTGAAAAAATTAGAAAGGAACAGGTGAAATAATATGGCACAGATGCTTTTGATTATGGGTGAATCAGGTACAGGAAAAAGTACCAGTATGAGAAATTGCAATCCGGCAACAACTGCCGTTGTGAACCCGGTTGGTAAGCCGTTACCGTTCAAGGGTAAGTTCACAATGCTGAACAGTGAGGTTGAATCCCGCAAAATCTGCAAGTTTATGAAGGAACAGGCAGCAGCCGGGAAGAAATTATTGGTGGTTGATGACTTCCAGTATATTCTTTCTGTTCCATACATGAACCGTATCAAGGAAAACGGTTGGGACAAGTGGAATGATTTTGGTGCAAACTACTTTGAAATCATTGAGGTATGCAAGGAACTTCCTGATGATGTGGTAGTTGCTTATATGACCCACACAGAAACACTTGAAAATGGTGTTACTACTATTAAGCTGATCGGAAAGTTACTTCGTGAGAAGATCACCATTGAAGGACTTTTCACCATTGTACTTAGAACAGGCGTGAATGAAGGGAAATATTACTTTTATACACAGAACAGTGGCAAGGACACCGTGAAGTCACCTATGGGAATGTTCCCGGCATACGCCATTGACAATGATCTGAATTATGTAGCCGATAAAATCCGCAACTTCTATGAAG